CTACCACTGCCATAAGTATAAAATGTTTTTAACAGTATTAAAGGTACAACTACATTCCTATTTGCTGTGCTTGTAGCATTAACCCCTGTACTTTGTAAACCTGTTTTAAAAGCAGCAAGAAAATCAGTACCACCTGCTAAATCCATGTCATAAGTTGATAATGAATTTAAAGAGTTTAAGTCCTCATCTCCAAAAATATCAACTAAACTATTTGGCTCTCCAAAAAATACAACCTTATAAGTATGGGGCTGATTATTTTTCATGCTTACTCCGTCTAATCTTATCTGACCTGTTTTAAACGGTACATGGTTTATTTCAATTCTCGCTGTTACTCTAAATCTTGCATCAAAACCCCCAGAGATATTGAAATTATAATAATGTTTAAATAACTTATTATTTGTTGCTGAAGCAGGTAAAGAGAATCGTTGAGAAAATGGAGTAAATACTTTGCTAATATCAGATATATTCTGAATTGAATCTGTGATACTTATTGTTTCATCTTTGAATAAATCAACCCTAGTATCTGATATATATAATTGTACTTCACGCTTCATTAAACTATATTATTGATAATGTCGTTAGCATCTTCCACTTCTAATGTGTATTGTATTAACCTGTCATTTACTGAAGTTTTTTTAACTAATGATTGGGTGTTTACTATTACAGGGTGCCATTGTAGACCCTCTCCTGAATTATAATAAATCCAACAATACTCACTCAACATAATATCTTCCATTACACGATTATAAGCTTCAATCAAATAATCTGTGTTTAAGGTAAATACTCTTTTCCCATTTTTATTAAATACTGTTGTTTGGTGGTCCTCTTCATCATAAGCAGAAGTAGAGTAATTAAATATATTTCTCTTAAACGTATCTTTCATAGCGTTCATGCTTTCTACTGACTTTAAAAAGAAATAAAAATCTTGTGGTGCGCCATTCTTATTGATAAACCTCATTTGAATAGGTGAGTATTTTGCACTGCATATTCTTGTTATATTCCAAGTATAATTACCTGATGCAGCAGAAGCACTTGTTGCAGAGGTACTAATTGCTGTTCTTGTTGCTGTACCACTATTCATATCCCAAGCAAAACTAGCAGTATTAT